GCATGAACAAGTACACAAAGGGCCCGTGGCACATTGGCGCGGGGAACGGCGAGGGCAGCGTGTTTGCGGACACGGGCCGTACGCGGTTGGAGCAGGGCGGTACGACGCTGTACTCGATCTGCCGCGTGACTCTCGGCTGGAACGATGCCGAGGATGCTGCGAACGCCCGTCTGATCGCAGCCGCCCCAGACCTACTCGCCGCCCTGCAAGCCATCGTGAATGGCAACGTCTATGGTGATTCTGATGAGTGGAACCGCCGTATTGACGCCGGCTTTGCCGCCATTGCAAAGGCCACGGGAGACGCAACATGAGACAGCCCCAAACCCCTCGCGAGGCACTGACCCTCGCGCTGTTTCTGGCCATCACGGCACCGTCAGACGCGCACGCGGAACGAGCGATTGCGCTGGCGATGGAGCTGGCAGAAGGCATGCATGTGGACGACATTCGGGCAGCGAAGATCAACGCCAAGCGACGCGCAGAGAGGGTACTCCAATGAGACAACTGCAAGACGACTTGAGACGCCGCCTATTCGGGCCGGCAACGTACGTGTGTAAGAAGTGCGATGCCAGGTTTCAAGAGCCGCTGTATATCGACGAACGCGAGTACGCGGACTACGGGATTGGGGGCGAGTGGATCACGACTTTCAAGGGGCATGTATGCCCGGAGTGCGAGTCAACTAATTTCGAGATGGAGGATGACGAATGAACCTGTTACGCATGAACCGGATGACACTTTCACCGGCAGTCTGGGCAGCGATTGCACCGGAGGGGATTCGGACTTACTACTCTGGCGCGAGCGAGGGCAAGTTGCTTGAGCAGGCGCAGTACCGCACGGGGTCGATCAATTCGCAGGATGTCGCAGAGCTGCGAGCAATCGTGGAGTATTTCGAGCCTTCGGTAATTGCGGAGGTGGGGACGTATATCGGGCGGAGCACGCGAGCAATGGCTGCGGGGAATCTCTCGAGGGGCGAGGATCACTTGACGATTTATACGTGCGACTCATCGAACGCCATTCAGATCGGGCCGGTATACGGGGCGAAGGTAGTCCAGCACCCGAAGACGACCTCGACGCAGATGTTTGAGGAGTTGTACTCCGCAGCCGTCAGCGTGGACATGTTTTACATCGACGGGCGCTTGAGCCACCAAGATGCGGGGTTGATGAAGAAGTTGAACCCCGACGCGCTGATTGTGCTGGACGATTTTGAGGGCATTGAGAAGGGGGTCGCGAATGCTTCTGTGTTATTGAGCAACACCTTCAGCCAGCATTTTCTGGTGTACCCGCGAGCGGGCGGGAAGACGGCGCTGATGGTTTCGCAGCGGTGCTTGCAACTGACACCGCAGTAGGTGATCCCAAATTGGGATTGACTACTCAAGCCGGTTGGGTATTATTGGTTGGGACTGGTGAATTTATCTGCTTACTTTCAGGAGAGAGCAATGTACCAGGTGATGAATAATTTTCGGGTAGCGAACGGCACTCACTTTGTGGGTTTGGTGGAGGCGACTTACGAGGAGCTGCGCCAAACGTTTGGTAAGCCGCTGACGGCAGCGGATGACAACACGCGGGCGGAGTGGGTGGTGTTGTTTGACACTGAAGAGGGGGATGTAGTGGCGACGGTATATGACTGGAAGTGCCAAGACATTCCGCTTGATCAGATGAAGATTTGGAACGTGGGTGGGAAGTCTATTGACGCGCTGATTCAGATTGAGGATGCGGTGCGATTCACGCGGGATATGAACGCGCACGATGACGAGCAGGCGAGGCAGTGGGAGTTGTCGTACGAATGAACGACTTTCGCGAGCGTTGGGGGCTGGCGCCGAAGAAGTTGGTGGTCTGTCCTCGATGTCATACGGAGCACCGTGGGCGGTGTCACTTCATGCGCTTGAGCACGACGCGAGCGCCTCGCGTGGAGGAGGTGCTGCGATGGATGGAGCGCAAGAGCGAGCGGATGCGGTTGTTACACGCTCGCAAACTGATACGGGAGTTAAGCGATGGAATCGAAGAGGGACGGAGCACCGGGCGATGGACGGCTGGGCGTTGGAAGCCGACGCCAACGGAAAGTCGAACGTATTTGGGAGTTGATCCGCGAGAAGCAAAGAGAAATACGCTCACTCGAGAGCCAACTAGCGAGGACTGATCCAAATGAACTGGTTGAACCGATTGATACGAAGACTAAAGAACAAGGCGAAACTTGACTGGAATCACGTACCGCCGCCGAACTGGGCGTGCTCGCGCCGGCGCACGGGAGGGTTTTACTGGTGAACATGGAGTACTCACAAGACCGGCTGCGAGCGCAGATTCGGAAGCTGGAAGACAAGATGGATCGGATGAGCGAGGAGTTTGAACTACGCCAGCGCGAGGCGCTGATGGGTGAGATTGTGGTGTGCGTGGTGATGTTTTTTATTGGGATGCTGTGCGGGTGGGTGATTGCATCGTGAAGTACCTGTCGGTGTGTTCTGGTATCGAAGCGGCAACGGTTGCGTGGCATAACATGGGCTGGACGCCGGTTGCGTTCAGCGACATTGAGCCGTTTCCGTCTGCGGTGCTGACGCACCATTACCCTCATGTTCCTAATCTTGGCGACATGACCAAATTTGAGGAGTGGAATCTTGAACCAATCGACCTTCTTGTGGGAGGAACCCCCTGCCAATCCTTCTCCGTCGCGGGTCTCCGCAAAGGGCTTGCCGACCCCAGAGGCAACCTCATGCTTACGTTTCTTGCAATCGCTCAACGTCACCGGCCTCGATGGATTGTCTGGGAAAACGTACCCGGTGTCTTGTCATCTAACGGAGGACGGGATTTTGGCACCTTCCTCGGGGCGCTGGGCGAGTTGGGGTATGGGTTCGCCTACAGAGTTCTCGACGCTCAATGGTTCGGAGTGGCCCAAAGACGCCGCCGTGTGTTCGTTGTCGGATACCTTGGAGACTGGCAGCGTCCCGCCAAGGTTCTTTTTGAGTCCGAGAGCGTGCGCCGGGATACTCCGCCGAGCAGAGAGGCGCGGAAAGGAACTGCCGCCATCATTGAAGATGGCGCTCCTGTCGTTGGCATCCCAGACGTAGCAGAGACGCTAATCGCGACTGACCATAAAGGGCCAGAGCATAACCGCGACCATAACTTTGTGGCGCAGCCCATCGGCTTCGGCGCACAAATGTCGAATCCGCAAACCGATGTGGATCTGATGCAAACGCTCAACGCCAAGAATCCAATGGCGGTGGCGTTTGCTCAAAACCAACTAGGAGAGGTTCGGATTGGCGAGGTAACGAACACCCTCAATACCAATAGCAATGCGAGCGGTCGAAATACGCCGATGGTGGCGCAGCCTATCCACTACCGAAAAAGCCGACGCGCACAATCCGTCAACGATCACGAGACATGGGTTGAGGATGCTGTCAGCAACACGCTCAACTGCTTTGACGTTGGCGACGTTCGCTCAACAGATGTAGTGGCGCAAACAATGCAAGTCCGTCGCCTCACCCCGGTTGAGTGCGAACGCTTGCAAGGTTTCCCAGACAACTACACCAATATTCCATGGCGCAACAAAACAGAATCTCCAGACGGTCCGCGCTATAAGGCGCTTGGGAATTCGATGGCGGTACCCTGCATGCGCTGGATTGGCGAGCGAATCAATGGGTGCGATAAGACATGAAGTACTACTGCTCTCACTGCGAGTCGGTGCTGGAGCGGGACTCAAAAAAGGTTTGGATGAATTCATTTTGTAGTGACACTGGCAAGACGGTAAGAATCTATAGGAGAACTAGACATGCAAATCGACAGAGAAAGCCCGCCGGGGGCGTGGCAGCGGGAGTGGGACGCAAGGAGTCACACTGAAACGGAGTACCGCCAGGAGATACGGGAGATGCGCGAGCGGATATGGTACTACCTCAAGCGAATTGCGGAGCTGGAGCAGGAAGTGAAGGAGTTACGCGCCAAAGATGCAAGATGGGTGCAGGAACCATGATTAGCGAAGACATGAAAGTATGGAACGATTATTGGCTTTCAACTCACGGTGCGCTTGAAGATTTTTGCAAGTTAGTTTCGGCTCGTGCTGCCGCAGCCGAGCGGGAGGCGTGTGCGAAGGTGTGTGAGGATATTCCGGTGCCGCAAGACCCAACAGAATTGACGCATATTCCAACACTTGAGCGATGCGCTGCCGCCATCCGTGCGAGGGGGGGGGCATATGACCGTAGTTCCTTCGATTAAAATACTTAGCGCAGTAAATCTTGCTAAAGAATTCCAACATTTGATGACTGATCCTCGAAGTATTGCTGCTCTTGGTGTTGCAGAAAAATTT